GCTATATTCTTTCGATGACGCGCCAAAAATGACTTTCTTCTAGCTTTCTGCGCTGCCGATTTCGGGTTTTTACCCGCACCTTTTACGCCCTGTTGACCAAATCTAATGGTCTTAACTTTACTACCCACTTTAGCCAAAACCACATGCGATTTTTTCGGGTGGCTTGGTGTTCTCTTAGGCTTGTTATAACCAGATACACCTAACTTTTTTATGCGTGGGTCTTTAGCCATTACTTTTTTTTCTTCTTAGCCTTTTTCATCTTCTTTTTAACGACTAAGCCTTTTTTCTTCAGATACGCCCGTGGCATTTACATATCTCCTGTTGGTGAAAGGGGGCCGAAGCCCCCGATCAATTAGCCCATAACGATTGCCATTGCATCGCTGTTCCATGCTTGGTAGCCCCAGACTGCGCCGACTTGGATCATAGCTTTGTTGAAGCCTTTATATACGGCTACTTCAAACACTAGACCTGATGTTGGGTCTTGAACCACTAGCACATCTTCTGCCGCGTCACCGCCTACAGGTTTCGCTGGCGCTCTCATTGCTAGTTCTAGCCCTGCGCGATGCATCATCACGTTAGCAGTGTAGCTGTTACCTACTGTGATAGCTGCGTTATCCGCTGCCGCCACACGCAAACCAGTATCACCAATAGTCAGTGAACCACCAGAAAGTGCAGTGTTAACAACATATTTGTTTGTGTCCCCTGCGAGTGTGATAATATCACCAGCTAAGATTGTACCAGAGCCGCCATCAACAGTAAGTGTTGTATCACCTACCGCTGAAGATGCATCATTAAGAAGAATAGATGCGCCTGTGCCTTTGGTGTGCGAAATTACTTGCGCACTTTCTTTTAGTGATACGCCTTGCAAGTTTAGCAATTCGCCGCGACGAAGTAGATCATCACCACCAGCCGTGTTGACTTGCTGCAATGATGCAAGATTGCGTAGGTTTGTACCCGCTGCCGTGCTTACAACCAAGCTAACTTGCCCGTCATTTACTGGCATACCATTGTCTGCCAAGATTTGACGCGCTTCTGCGACTGTGTTGAAGTTAGAAGCAAATGGGGTTGTTCCCGCTGTACCTACCGCGCGTGAAGCGTTTTTATATGCTTCTTCTGCTAGGTCAGCTTCCATTTCGTTAACAAGTGTGCGCATCGCTTGCTGAATTTGTGCGCCGTATACGGTTTCATATCCCGCGCCGCCATCCAAAAAGCGAACATCCTCACCAGTGTATGGAATTTGAACGCCACGCTGTTCTGTGATTGTCAGCGTTTTGTTTGTCAAAGTCTGATCTGTTCCTTCAGGAATAGTCATACTTGGCGAAATATCCACCGCTGTTGCGGCTGGTGTTGCGAATGAACGCACTGTCTGACCGACTGCTGCCTGTTCTGAACCAGCGTTAACTGTAGATGCTGGAATAAAACCGACCAATTCGCGGCCTACGATATCAGCGGCCTTGTAAATGTCTGCCGCTAGATCAGTTAAGGTGTTAGCCATAACATTTTTCCTTTCATGCGCGGTTAGCCATTAACGACCTTGCCGCCATTCTTAAAAAATAGTGACCGTTCACGTTGACCCATTGAGTTAAATTGTGTTCGCGTCACCTGTGAATTTCCAGACTTACCGCCTGAACTCGCTGGTGGTTTGCCTCCACCTGAAACGCCAATATCCTTCACGAACATTTGTCCCGTTTCCGACGCTGCCAGTTCTTTAGCTAGGTCACTTAAAGTAGCGTAACCATCGTTCCCCGAACCAGCTAGGGGTTTGGAACCATCCACAGACATTATACGAATATTTCCGTTTTCGTCAAACCCGATACGGTTTTGCGCCATAAGCGTCAAAGGCTGTAGCCCCTGCGGCACAATGTTTTCGGCTGCTAGTGATGATTTCAGTTCTGCTAATGCGTTACGTTCCAGCAAATTCATACGCTGTTGACGTTCACCATTTAGCTTTTCTTCGTATTCTGCCCTGATTTGCGCTACGATTTCTTCGTTGTTGTTGGGTTCTACCTCAACTTTCGACGTAGCCTTTTCCAAGTCTTGCCGTAGTTTCTCCACGGTTTTGCGTCTGCGTACCGCTTCTTCTGTGGTTTCTACTAGCTTTTCTTTTACTTGGTTTAGTTCTTTTTGCAGATTAGCAATAATGTCATCATTAGCGTTTTCCACTACTTCTGTTTCTGCTTCTACTGCTTCTTTTGTTTCTTCACTCATTGTCGGTTCCTTTCGCTGCGCCTGTTAAATGGGTAGGCACGTAACCCAACATCGTTTACCAGTTGGCTTTTTCGATGTTTTCAGGGTCTTGAATTGGTGTATTTGTTTCTACCGCTTCAAGTAATTCTGTAATTATGTCGATTGGATCACCCTTTTTGTATTCCATAACCTTTGGGATGAAGCCAAACTTAGCTTTGTATTCTGCGAATGCTTCTGCTTCAGTCATTTTCTATCTCATTCATCTTTGCCAAAAACTTAGCCCACATATTCGGTATATTCTTTTCTGCCCATGCTTTCGCTTCGGGTTGGTTTTGTATCGCAAACATATTAGCGAAACTTTCTATCGTGCCTGTTCTCTTATCTTTCCAGTACGACTTTTTGTGACCATAAACATAATAGTCTGCGCGGAAATCACCGCCTACAAAGCTATCAACAATGTCTGATAGACTATTAGCGCCATCAAATTTTGGTACATATCTGGTGCTAGTAAAGGTTCGACCCGTGCTTAGTTCTTTTGTTGTCTCTACCTTATCGAACAATTCATCACGAATTTCTCGCAAGCGCCTATCTTTTTCGGCTTTCTTTTTACGAAATACGCCCATTGCACGACGATCACTTTCCCATTCAGAAAGTAACCCACTTTGCGACCACATGAACGCACCGCCACCTTCCGTTTTCCTAATCTGCCTATCTATGTGATGACCATATTCGTGTGTAATGGTGTTGCGCTGTATTCCGCTTTCTAGCCTACCATCCCAATACATTACGCCCAAATTTTTACCGTAAACAATCTGCCTTGGCTTAGGCCATTTGTTAACGATATTTGCGCCTTGATCGGTTAGCTGTGATTTAAATTTAGCGTCTAATTCCTCAATCGTGAAATCTGGTGCGTTTTTGCCGCGCTGCTTTACCAGTTCACCCATGTTAGCCAAATTGAAGTTATCTCTAACATCTGGCGCTGCTTGCGGCTGCGCTTCGGGTTCTGGTGTCGGCTGTGGCTTGCCGTAAACCTGTTGCCATATATCTTTTTCGCGTTGTTCGATCTCTTTAAGCGTAAACTCACGCCCACCATCATCAACGAACCGATCCATCTTTAGCCCAGCGCGGAATAACTTAGCCTTTTCGCGCCCAAGTACATCTTCCTGAAACTGTTTAGGCTGCTTTCTTAGCCATCGATCATAATTTAATTCTGATGAAACTTGCCCATTCATAGATGCGCGGGTTGTTTTAACGTCTTTCGTGTCGGCCTTTATGCCTAGTTCCCGCAAAGATTTGACCACGGGAATAGTCGTAGATCGACAAGCTGGATGCGCTGGCGGTCTTGGCCCTTCATCTACAGGCCATGTTTTGCCATCCCTTGCACGACAAACCGCTGTAGTCCGACCATCTAGCGTAGAAACCCATTCGACTGCCCTAATGACACGACGATTTCGCCTATAGCTTTCGTTTCTAGCGACATTGCTTGTATGTGTAAGCGCTGTTCTGGCGGCTGTTTCGGCTGCGCGTCTGCTTCTACCCTGCGTGAATTGCTGCATTTGCTGCACAATTTCGTCTGTGGTCTGGCCCTCTACATAGCCTTGCATGATCGTAGATTTGACACGCCGAAAGTGACCATCTGGCAAACCGTTGTACCAATCCTGAAGTAACAAACCTTCAAAGGGTCTAGCTTTAGCGGCTGCGTAAATCTGTTCCTCTGATGGTGCTTCCCAATCTAATTCTACTGGCGTAATACCATCAATGATTTTTTTCTGCCATCTGGTTTCGTGTCCAGCTAGATCGCGTATTTCACTATCAAGGGTTTCTATAACTGGTTCATATCCAGCTTTAATATGCTTGCGAAGTCTAAATAGTAGCTTGTCTAGTTCTCGACGCTTTAGCTTTTCGACCCGCGCCTTATACATCATTGAATACATTTCATCATTGCTATTGTTCATCATAGCAACGATCTTTTTTATCACAGATGCTTTGTGCCGTTCCAGATAATGCGCATGGCGCACCGTTTCATCTAGGATATCATCCGATAGGGCCATTGTTTACCGCTTCGTCTGGTTGATCTAACGGTTCAGAACCTAACATTTCCTGTTCATCTTCTGCGTTTACTTCCTCAGACAATAGGTTTCTGCGCTTCGCTTCGTTGATGTAAGTCTGTTTAGATATGACTTCTGCCAAGTACATTTTGCTTAGTGCGTCCATGTCTAGGTGCGATAGTGCGTTAGCTGCATAGTCTTTGTTAATTACTATTTCTGGCGCTGCCACAATGTTGCCCAATTCTGCCATCCACATAAAGCATAGTTCTAGCGTATCTTTTAGATTGTCTGCCCACATTCCCAAACGGCTGTTAATCTTGTTTTCGTCGATCATGTCGCCTGTGGCTGTAGAACCACCAGAACG